ATCTTAAATCTAAACCAGCTAATGTTGCTTTTGATTCCAGCGATTCTTCATAGGACAAAAAGGCCTTTGGAACTCTTAATGCAGCAAATAATTTTTTTTGTAGATATTCAATATCATCGATCATCGCATTTTCAAGTCCACCCGTTGAGTCAATTTCAGCCGCTCTATTACCACCTCGTTGAGGAATATAAAAATCTTCTAACATGTTTTGAAGATTAAATTTAAGGTTATATTCTCCTGTTGATTCATCAATATATGGAACTTTTTTCATTCTATTGATAACACTATCAATGTATTGATCTGCTTCTGCGCCTTCCATATTTCCTATTTCTATGTAAAATGTTCTTTTATCTGGTGCTCTCATTATTCTGTTTAATAACATAGCATCTTCCATAAGTGTTAATTGTTTTCAAATGCTTCTAGCGCCTTCTAAATAGCTTCTACCATATGGAGCAAAATTTAAATCTGATATATTTTTAAAGTGTGCTATTTGGAAGTTTTCATACCTTGTTCGACCACCTTCTATTTCAAAATATACTTCGTTTGGATCTTCTTCATCTTCGCCTTCAATTTTTTTAATATCATACACTGATATTGGTCTTCCATTTACAATTCCATATTGCGGACTAATATCAAGAAACAAGAAGAAATCTCCATATTTTATCAGATTTCTAACCCAGCTTCATAAATTATAGTCAATATTTAATATATCAAAAAATAAGTTTTCTAGAATTTCTTTTATATCGTTATCGTCAGATATTATTTTTAGAATGTCGCCTTGTTCGTCAGACACAGTGGCCTCGTCCGAGACCACGTCCAATGCCGAGGACAATATTGGATCTTTTGCATCCATTTTTTCATAATCATTAAATATCGCCATTCTCTGTGCAAAACTATCAACGCCGTATCTATATTGATTATAGCTTGGATAATATCCACTTCTTGTTATACCCTTTATGTTAGAAAATCTTTTAGTTGTAATTTGCTCTCTGTCTGTATCAACCAAATTTAGTCTTTTACCGCCAGCGTGACGTATTACAACATTATTTGAAAATAATCTTTTTAGGTTTTTTATTAATTTTAATTCTTTGTTTGCCACATTTACTCCTATTTAATGAATTGTTTTAAATCAATTTCATGACCTGCTTCTGAAACATATTTATATGGATCATATGATAAATTGTTCTTTCTTATTAAACTAGTATCAGAATCAGCATAACTCTTTTTACCAATATGACTTATAAGAACTTTCTGCATTTTTATTCCTTCCATTCTTAATTTAAGTGCAGTTTCTCTGATTCAAAGAGCAATAGAAAAAGACATTACCAAATCATCATTCGCTCCCTGTTGAGCTTCTGGTTTTCCATTTGGATATCATATAAATGTTGTTAATTCATTATATAATCTCTCTGATCTTATAATTAATTCTTTTTCTCTAGCAAATCTTTCCATTTTTTCTATAATTAAGGGTCTTGTTTTTCGAGATGTTGTAAAACCTGGGACCATTTTTTCTTTATCAACTTTATCGTATCCTTTACTAAGAAGCATGTTTATATCTAAAACTGCTAGATCTTTATATGTGTAATATAAATTTTTATAATCTTTTTCAATAATAGCTTGTATTGTTGCTCATCCCATTGATGCATTTTCAACAACCAATAAAGCGTCATTATATTCTGTTGCTATACTAACTAATAAATTACCATATACCTGTGTATCTATTAAACCTTTGAATTCTGCAACTTGTTCTAATGTTTCAACTTCTAAAACATGAAAGGCTGAATAATCTGAACCATCTCCTCTAGCAACGTCAGCGCCTATTATATATGATTTTCCAATTTCTGGTTCTTTTCATATTCAAAGATTTCTTCCTCTTCTTTTTTCAACAGGTTTTTTAACAGTATTTTCGTTATATCATTTTAATATTTCGGGGTCTAAAACTGTATTACCCGATGAGGCGAAGTCAGCATCACAATTGCTTGATAGAATATCATTTGCATAAAAACAATGATCTTTTCCACTATTAATTATATCAAACATATTTACTTTATCATTATACAATTTAATAGATTGTATTTTTATTTTTTTGTTTT